GTGGTCTTGACACCCAATGCGTGTAACCAAGCCTCATCCAATGCGTTTTCTGAGTCAATCAGAATAACATAGATGCCTTGATCTTGTGCGTTCTTAATCAAGTTACCGGAACAGATGTAAGACTTGCCGGCACCTGATTCGCCTGCGAATACAGTTACCTTACCAAGTGGTACACCGTGATTGAAGTTACCGCTGATTAAATAGTTGAGCGCATAGTTTCCTGTGCTGATCCAGTCAGTTGGATCGTTGAATCCAATAGAGAGACCTTCAATACTTTTTGTTACGCCTTTGCGAAACTTTGATAAGTCAAATGGTTTTGCCATATATATTCTTTCTTATTTGTTAGTGAAATTATACACACTGAATGGTTGCGTGTCAAGTAACTCCGGACAGCTTACAGCGATATTTTCTAATTCCCCGTCATTGGGGTAATGTCTAAGTGCGGCTCTTGCTCGGTCTCTAACCAAGCTAGGAACACGAGGTGTCTTGCCAGGGTCACACAATTCTTCTAAGAGTCTTCTACCTTGCTTGATGGCACGATAGCGTTCATCAGGTAATGTCATATTACTTCTCCGTAAGACAAGGGGACTTGCGTCCCCTTGGTTACTTTAGACAGATTTTGTCTGGCGTGCGCGGATCATTGCTAGGATGTCAGTAGCTTTATCGCTACCAGCAGCTTTAGCTGGGGCAGCAATTGGGGCGCTGAATGATTCTTCAGCAGCTTTAACATCGTCTTCCCATGCTTGAGCCTGCGGGGCTGATTCAGCTACTGGAGCTGCTGCCGGAGCACGGGCGATAGTAGCAGGCTGTGCTGCTGGGGCTGGTCGTGAACCAGTGTTAGCTGCACCAGCTGGAGCCTCAAGACCCCATGGACGATAGTAAGCACCCCAACGTTCCAAGTCATATGGTTGACCATCAACTGATGCTTCAAACATTTCCTTGATGATACGCAACTCAGCTTCACCTGGCTTCTTAGGCAAGAAGCTGGCCAGATCAAACAATCCATGAGTTTCAATTGCTGCTGCTTCTGCTTCAGTCAACGCGGATTCTTTGCGTGCCCAAGTTGAAGTAGAGTAATCAGCGTATCCACCTTTAGAAGATTTCTTGATGTTCAAATCAAGACCTTTAAGGTAGTCAGTTGGCAATTCTTCCATTTCAGGATCCATCAAGCTAGACTTGATGATTGTAAAGATTTGTGGACTGATGATAAAGCGACGAATAGGATTTGCTGGTGCTTTGTCTTCACCAATTGGATTAGCACGAACAAAGCCTTGGAACAAATACGAACGCTTTTTCCAGTATTTGTTAGCCATTTCTTTCAATGACTCATCCTTGTACCAAGGACGCACTTCTGCTAGAATAGGACAAACATATTCTGGTCCGTACATTTCCACACAAGGAACTTGTACTTCAAGTCGTTTGCTGTTTGAGTCACCTTTGACTCCGTTGAATGGAAGTTTGATGATATTACGCTCAACCCAGAAGTAAGGGTTGATTGTATTTGCGTCAGGCAAAAAGCGAAGACCGGCAATAGTGCCTTCTTCCATGTTCCAATGCGGATAAATTGCGTTGTCACCTGCTGATGCTTTTGGTGCTGATTTGTTTTCTTGCGCTGCGATACGAGCGCGGATGTCTGCGAGAGATGTTGCCATGATAGTTTCCTAAATTTAAGTTGGTCTTCGTTTAATGTCGCTATCTCGGAATGAGATAACTAGCACTTAGAGTCTATTATATAGAAATAAACTCTGAATGTCAACTGTATTTAGTCCATCTGGCAAATTAAATAATTTTTTATTACCCGTTTACTTTTCAAAAGTTACTGTAAAGTCAGTACAGTTTCGGTACATCTGCGGAACTAGATTTCCCGTATCAGCTATCATAGCTGCCAGATTAGCAAAATCATCAGCATAATCAGCAGCCTTCAACGCATCAAGGACCGATTCCACACAACTTATGTGAGTGGTGTCAGACAAATCAAACAAGTCATCGTAAGGTGTACCTTCTTGTTTGACCAGTGCGTCAATAATTGCTGTCCATTCTACATTGGATATATTCTTTGGTGTAAGAACACATAGAGTATCACATTCAGTAATTTCATCAAATGTAGAATGATGTACTCCCACTGAAGTTGCCTCAACAAACTTAAAGCTACTACGATCACTTGGGTCAGTGATGTTATCACAATTCATCAGAGCATGACTGTACTGTGCCCATACTCCTGTTTTTACCCAAGATAAGAAACATACTAACACGCTGCTTAGATGGCTACGATTACCTGTTAATATTACATAGTAACCAGAGGCAAGTAGCTCAGCCAATTGTTCTTTATCAACTTCAGTAAAGGCGTGCTTTTTACTCCAAGATATTTTACTTGGAATGTCAGCAAGCCAGTGATATGCTTTGTACGCCAGGGTAGAATAATTAGCCATATTATCTACGATGATTCATAATTGCTCTGATACGATCAAGTGGATCTTCTTCTTTATCACATTCAGGAATGCTTAGCAAGTCAGTTGCTTCTTCAATGCTTTCATCCGCACCAACTAACTTACCTTTGAAAGGATGTTGCTTTGGATTGCTACCTAGTACCGGGCTAATTGTTTCAGCTTTCTCTTGTGGTCCAAGTTGACCAACACGCTTTTGATTTGCGTCTAGGTCTTCCGCCACACCTTGCTGTTTATTAGCAGGGTTGTGCGGGTTCTTCGCCCAGTTTGCTTTGTTCTTTTCTACTTGTTCAGGACTTGCCTTCTTCTCTTTGCTTAGGTCACGATACAATGCTTTACCTAGTGCGCTTGTGTGTGGATTCTTTTCAGCCTCCGTCACACCTTTCTTCTTACCACCATCACATGTTGGGCAAGGAATTTGTTTAGACTTTAGTGTAGCAGTATTAGGATTAATCCATGGGTGATTTGGTGTCTTGCCCTGTTCTGAATTTGTCCATACATAACGATTGCCGTTACAATGAGGGCATACTTTACTCTTGCCTTCGCCACCACGCATAACTGCACCACGCATATGATCTACATCAGGAGTGCCACCGTTGAATTTCAGGCCTGCTTCCGTCACATCTTCTTCTAAATCATCACCCATTGATTCAGCAACAAGATCATCGGCCCAGTTTGATAATTCAGTTGTCTCTGTCATTTCGCTGATACTCTTGTTCAACTTACGCAGAATAGGCATAACACTTTCAATGCGTGGGTCTAATGAGTTACTTGAAAACATTTCGCTTAGATCGGTTGTATCGTCAGCATCTTCAGTTAGAGTAGGTGACCAGCTTTCAAAGTATGACTGATATCCTTTACGACCGGACATTTTATGAAGAGTTTCACGCAATGATTGATAGTGCTGTATGCCTTCATTTACTAATGATTGAGTGGATTCATTAAACTGATTGTTACGAGTGGCACGAACGAATCCAGCCATCTTTGTATATTCTTCTACTAACGAATTGATGTGCTTACCTGCGTCATCATACGGAGTACCGCCTTCAGCAATGTGGCGTGCGAATACACGAGCAATACCTGGCTTGTTTGTTGGTAACAAGAAACGCTCTCCATCAGCATTTTCAACAAAGATTTTCGCAATTGAACGATAACGCGCTTCGCCTTCTTCAAGTTGACGATTGTGTTGAAGAATGATCTTTACAGCAGGAACGGCATCGCTGTAGCTTGATTTCTTACCGGTGGCATAATAGCCTTCTGCTACTTTTTCTTTGTTTGTCATATATTTCCTTTTAGCCATATCTGGGTTTAGATGGTTTCTGTTCTTTGGTTGGAAGCCAAGCTGTTTACCTTGTGCCCAATTCTTCAAACTTATTAATAGTTGTGACCAACCTGGTACTTCAGTCACTGAGTCATCAAAGTAAATTACTAGTTTGCTAGAACCTTCAATGGATACAGCAACAGTTCCGCCTTCATTTTCCGCAGAAGCATCTTCCTGACTAGGGAATTTGAACTGAAATACTTCAGCATCTTCTGGTACAGGTGTTATTTTGCCATCAGAATCCAGAGTATCTGGTTCATATCGAAGCAATGTGTTGTATAATTTACGATTAAGGGTTTCTTGATTTTTTGGCATTTGAATGACTTTTTCTATTTAAGTATTTATCTTATCCACCGCGCAATACAGCAAAGAAAGGAAACGGGGCAATGTAAGTTTCATCATAATCACGAATCTGCGATTCAATACCTGTATAGTGATCACCTAATTGTTGAATAATTCTGACTGCTAACAGCGTAGACATGACTAAATCGTCAGTATCACCTTGTTTAGCAGCATAACTTCCACCGTGAGCCACAAACGATTTCAATTCAGAGATAAGGCCAAAGCTATTGACAGTGAGCTTTTTACTCTCAAGCAGAGTTTTGAACTTGGCACACGCTGCTAATTTAGACTTATTGCTGGTGTTAAAGCCTTTGCGTTGCTTACCGGGTTCACTGATAAACACGCCGGGGATATTAGATTCGCCGTATTCATTCAGTGACACCAACGAGGCTTCACCAATGCTATTGTTTTCAACAGAGTAGTAGATGTTATTGGGTTCACCAGTACATTCTACTATGTACTTGCTGATCTGCGCCAACAACCTGATTTGTGCTGGAATGTCAGTCTTATTGTGCTTCCACTCACCAACCTGAGTAGTTGTATTCGCTTCAAATATTTGAATGGCAGCAGGGTCACCGCCCGTTCCAATGCTAGGATCAAGCGCAATTACATACACCTTGCCTTTAGTCGGGGTCTTGTACCATCTGATCTGACCTTGACGAAGAATCGGCTCAATGCCCTCCATCATAATCAGTGTATTAGGATTGATAAGAGTTTCATCCGCAATTAAGAATTGACATTCAATTTCTCGTTTAAACTTATCTTCGCCCAACTGTGCTTTCATTTCATCTGCGTACTTTTGATCACGATCTGGATGCTCATCCCAGAATGAACGATATGCTCTGAATCCGTTGATGCCTAGCTCAGTTTTGTTACCGTATGAATCTTCAGTCTTATTAGCTTGCTTCCAAATAAGAGCAAATTGATCTTCGTCCGAGTTTGGCGTACTTGTGATAATAGCTTTACCACCAGTTGATAGCGTTGGTGTGATAGAAGTCCAGAATTCTTTAGCAATTGATGGGCGCACGAATGCGAACTCATCCAGATATAACAGTGTAATAGACATACCACGCCCTGTATTACCAGTCGTTGTTGCTGATACAATACGACTACCATTTTCAAAGTCTAAATTGCCTTTGTTGTATGTAGTGACGCCTGCTTTAATGTGATCGGGGCAGTTTTCATATGCGTATCTGATACGTTGCATGATTTCCTGAGCACCTGTATACTTGTGCGCCGCAATAAGAATAGTTGAGTCTGGTACAAACATGGCATACCAAAGCAGATATCCAGCAGCACTAGTTGACTTACCAGTTTGGCGTGGCATCAATGATATACTAAAGCGATAGTTATGATATGTGTTTATCAGACGCTTTTGATATTCATACGGGTGATACTGAATCGCACCTTGTGTGGGATGTTGAATCATAAAGAAGTTATCCATGAAGTATAGATAACCTGTATCAGGGTCACAGCATCGTATGAAGTCTTGTAACTCTTTCTCTGTATTAAACTGCGTTTTTACATACGGATTCTTAATTAGGCTGGGGGCCTTGATATCATTTTTACTCATTTACTCTTTCCAAACGGATCTTCACCGGTTAAATGCGGCTTGGCATGCCAAAGTTTAAACCAGGCTTGGTCACCGGGTCTAATATTGTTCTCTCGCATAAACTGATGTTTCTGTTCATTGGTAATTTGATTAGTAGATTCAGAATTAATTTTATCAACTCCACTTAATCTCTTCAATTCATCCAATGACATATCTTGTTCAGGCAACTGGGCAGAACGGACCTTTGACAGTCCGTTTTGTAACCTTGCTTGATTAAAAGGATCAAATGTACTCATAATAAGTATTTATGCGGGTAGTTAGCCCGCACACTTATTACGACCAGTTACCTACTGTAGTATTGCCGGTGATGTTACCAACTGGCCATATTTGAAATGACGATCCGGCTTCGATGTAAGATGATGTTCCGAGCGTACCAGTAAATCCAACTTGTGGATTAATCTGGCCGGATGTTAATATTTCTATCTCGCCGTCAATAATGAAATTGTAAAACCCAGCAGAAGATGATATGGTATTTGTTACTGTTACCGCAGTGCCAAACCCACTAGTTAAATAATTACTCATCATAGTTGCTGTAGTCACTGTTGTCTGTGCGGCGCCACCACATGGATTAACTAGATAATAATGTCGTTGAATAGTCGCGCCGCCGTTCACCTCCATTGCGTATTGCATTGACGCGGTTGCTGTACTAGATTTGCGAACGGTGCCACATATTCTGTACAAATACTTAGTGTTGGCGGTGACACCTACTCCATTTGTCAGACCAAACATAGATTGTAACGCAGTCGTATTGGAATACGCAACATTGGCATTTGGAATGAATACTTGAATCGCAGGGATGATACCACGTTGCGCATCAGATGGAGTGAAGTATGCGACTTTACCATCGTATTCAAAATCTCCCGCTGAAGTAGATGTTTGTAGTGATCCTGAGGTTAGTGTGATTGGATTAGTAGTTAGATTACCAGCACCTATTGTCAGACTTGTTAGAGTTCCAACTGAAGTGATGTTAGCTTGGCCGGCAATAGTAACATTACCTGCGTAAGCAGCGTAGTTAGCGTTAGCAACAGTACCGGAGACATTGGCGCCGGCTACTGAGTTAGCAGTAGTTGCGTATGTCACAGCACCTGAGACATTAGCACCTGCTACTGAGTTAGACGAAGCTGAACTTCCTGAGATACTGATACCCCAAGTGCCAGATGCCCCTGTACCGTCAGCTTTTGGTGCTCCAACTGTATTGTAAGAGATAGTAACAGCACTGCCGCCATTGAATGTAGCTCCTGATGCGGCGCCTGTACCACTGTTGTTAACTGTCAACGCATTGGTTACTGAGCCGGAACTTATTGCGTATGTCGCATTAGCTACTGTACCAGAGACATTAGCACCTGCTACGGCGTTTGCTTGTGTCGCATATGTTGCCAGATTAACAGCACCTGATACATTAGCGCCTGCTACCGCATTTGCTGTAGTTGCGTAAGTAGATAGGTTAACGGCACCGGATACATTAGCACCTGCTACTGAGTTAGCAGTAGTTGCGTAAGCTACTGCTCCGGTTACATTCGCTCCGCGAATACCAGTTAGATAATATCCGTTACCAATAAAGTAATTAGACGTTGTTGCGTTGCCAAGATTAGCGTTTTGTGCTGACACATTACCAAACACGTTAAGACCAATATCAGTGATGTTAGCACGAATGAATGTAGTATTCGCAGTTCCACCTGTAAAGAAATCAATAACTTTACCAGCAGTTTGCGTGCCTACAGCTAAGTTACCTCCGTTGATGAATAGATACCCATCATTTGGTCCAGTCAGTCCGTAATCAACATTTGAATAATTGCTAGAATTAATACCCAAATCTATGTAATTGTTACCGTCATTTCCGATATTATTTACCGCAACAAAGTCTGTACTAGCATCAGTTCCTGAGCTATGATTTACAGCAACAATTTGACTGTACGAATTAATATCACTATCAGCTTGGATTGTGGCATTAGGATAATCTATTGTTGCGACAGCTTCACCGAAGTGAGCAACGCCATTAGCAAATAGATTAGCTACATACACATCACCGGCGGTAAGAGCCAGTGTCTTTAATCCGGCACCATCTGTATCCCAACGGTCATTGCTCAAATCATATAGAATACTTCGTGACCACGGTTCAGACACATTGCCAAGTACAATGCCGCCTTGATTGATAGCAGTGTTACTTGTTGCTGTATTAGCAAGATATATAACTTTGTCTAGAATGACCAGATTGTTAGCTGTAATCGTATTGCCTTCTACATTCAAATTACCAGTCACAGTAACATTTGAGAATGTAACTGATGAATTTATATTAATGTCTTGCGGTAGACTTAGTGTTAGATTCTTTGAACCAGCATCAGTGATGATAATCTGATTATTAGAGTAAGAGAATACATTCTGAACACCAGTTGCGTTCAGCGCAACATTGCCTGTTCCTCCACCTGACAGACCTGATCCTGCCGTGATGTATGTTACAGCAGCAGAAGCATTGAATGCTGTGGTCTGACGAGTATTGTCAGCGAAGGTGATACCTCTATTAGCTGATGGTTTGAATACTAAATCAGTATCCGTCACTGTAACTACTTTACCAATGACATCACTGCCGATTGGAGTAGCCCAAAATTGAATCTGACCACCGCGTGCCGTTGGAGTTTGATCTTCTGAATTAACAAAATCAATGCGAGTAGTAGAGATAGGAGCAAAGCTGTTTGAACTATCCGCCGGGTTAGATCCAATGCGACTAATGATATCGCCGGTTAGTGTTTGAGTGGGCGCAAGCGCATTTCCTCTGGCATGTCGACCAATATAAGCAGAATACTTGGTAGTGCCATCGCCGTAGCTGTCATTGTAAATACGAGACGGATAGTTACTTGTTCCTGATGTATGTAGTAACACTCCGAAATTATTAGGAGGATTAATATCGCGTGAAGTGCTACCTATAATTTCAAAAGCTGCCTTGGTCGCATCAGAGACTACATTAGAAATTAATGTGGTACTACCAGTCGACTGGTTAATATCAAACAATTTCCAAGCACCAGTTGAATTCTCAACATTGAATCGTCTGTTGACGGTTAGATTACCAGTGGATCCTACATTACCAATAAAGAAGTCTTCAGTTG